AGGCCAAATTTAATTTATGTGTTGACTTTATATGCATAATAAGGGAAGATAAATACTGTTATGGCACAATCACAACCAACAAATACTAACTTCCTATCACAAGTAAGTGGTAAGTTTACAATCAAGAAGATGCCGAATGTAAACTACTTCATACAGAATGTATCCCTTCCAGCTGTGGACGTAGGAGATGTACAAGTCTCTACTCCTTTTAGTAATAGGATTAAGATGCCTGGTGACTTAGTCACGTATGGAGATTTAGTAATTTCGTTTAGAGTTGATGAGGACATGAACAACTATAAAGAATTATATAATTGGATCCTTTCATTCACAAGAGTAGAGGATTTTGAAAAAAGTACTGCTTGGGACCAAGAACAAAGTCCTGGAAGTGATGAGAGGGTGTTCAGTGATGCTACATTAACATTATTAAACAGTGCCATGAATCCTAATATGGAAATATCTTTCTTAGATGTTTATCCTGCCTCAATTTCAGACCTGCCATTCACAACACAAGCAGCTGATATAGATTATATAGAATGTACCGCAACCTTTAGATATAGGGCTTTTAAAATAAATTAATGAATATAAATGAATTTTTAGATGCTGCGAGAGCAGGCATCGTAACGGTGACGTTTAAAAAAATCAACAGTGAAGAAATCAGAATAATGCCATGTACATTGAATTCTGATATTCTTAAAGATAATGGAATAGAAATAAGTATTGACAAAATATCAGAAGACTCAGATCATCTAGTATGTTTTGCTATGGATAAAAAAGCATGGAGATCCTTTAGAGTCAATACAGTTATAGAATGGAGTATAGGTGAACCAGAAAAAGAAGTTAGCGATAAAAGAAGCGATAGTTGATACAGCAATAGGGACAGCCATTATGGCTCCTCTTAATTTTGTTATTATTTCTATCTGTTTTTCGTTGTCTTTTAATGCGTTACAGACTACAATAGCCTGTACAAGTGTGTTGTTTTTTATTGCAGTAGCAAGGAAGGCAACAGTAAGATTATATTTTGAGAAACACAATGACATTAGACGAGATACAAACATTATGGAGTAAAGATGCTCCGGTTGATAGAACTGACTTAGCTTCTGAAGCTAGTAGAATACCTCAACTACATTCAAAGTACTTTAAAATATTCTCTACAGAGAGACTTATTCTTAAGAAGCTAGAACAAGAGTCCAAGCAACTGTGGAAGGATCTATGGGAATACTATCAAGGCAACTTTGACTATGAAGAGTTGAAAGAAAGAGGATGGGATCAGATCAATCAAAGAATTCTTAAGTCAGATCTAAACGTATATATTGATTCTAATCAAAATTGGATAGACAACAATCTTAAAGTAGCATACCAGAAAGAGAAGGTAGACTTTGTCGAGTCAATTGTCAAGTCCTTAAATAATAGAGGATTCAATATCAATGCAGCAATTCAATGGGAGAAGTTTAAAGTAGGAATCTAATGGAAACATTAATAGTAACCAAGATAAATGAAGTCTATATGGAAGTAGACTGCGAAGGTGGTTCATGTTGGGAACTACAGGACTACTTTACATTTACTGTTCCTGGATCTACTTTCATGCCATCAGTTAGGAATAAATTCTGGGATGGCAAAATAAGATTATTTAATCCTCAAACAAAAACAATATATGCCGGACTACTTCACCATGTTCAGAAGTTTTGTGAAGAGAGGGATTATAATCTAGTCATAGATCCAAAGTATACAGATCAAGAATTCAGTTTAGCAGAAGCCAAGCAGCATGAAAAGAGATTAGACCTTCCATTTGAAGTAAGAGACTATCAGCTAGATGCATTTGCACATGCAATAAAAAAGAGAAGAGCATTATTACTATCACCAACTGCAAGCGGTAAGTCATTAATTATATATTTGATATCCTCTTACATTAGAAAGAAAACATTAATAATTGTTCCTACAATATCATTGGTACAACAAATGGCTGGTGACTTTAAGTCATATGGATATCAAGGAGAGCCACATTGTATAACTGCTGGTGTAGAAAAAGAAACTAAGAATTTGTTAACTATTAGTACATGGCAATCTATACACAAGATGCCAAAGAAATGGTTTGAGCAATTTGATTTAGTTATAGGAGATGAAGCTCATTTATTTAAAAGTAAATCTCTTACTTCTATAATGACTAAGACAGTAGGCACTGAATACAAATATGGATTTACTGGAACGCTTGATGGGACGACTACACATAAGTTAGTACTTGAAGGTCTGTTTGGTCCAGTAGAAAAAGTAACTACTACCAATGAACTAATAAAGAAAGGGACGTTATCAGAATTTAATGTCAAGTGTTTAGAGCTACAGTATCCAGATGAAATAAAAAAGATACATTCTAAAGACAAGTATCAAGATGAAGTAGATTTTCTTGTAAGGAACGAAGCACGTAATAGGTTCTTGAAAAATTTAGGTATAAGTCTACAAGGCAATACATTGATGTTGTATCAATTTGTTGAGAAGCATGGTAAGCCTTTGCACCTTGAAATAAAAAATGCTATAAAGAATTCTGTTGACAAAGATAGAAAAGTATTTTTTGTCAGTGGAGAAGTTGATGGTAAAGCTAGAGAAGATATTAGAGGCATAGTAGAGAAAGAGGACAATGCAATTATTGTTGCAAGTTATGGTACATTTAGTACTGGTGTAAACATTAAGCGTTTACATAACATTGTATTCTGTTCTCCGTCAAAATCTAGAATTAGAGTTTTACAATCCATAGGTAGAGGATTGCGTACTGGAGAAAATAAAGAAACAGCTACTCTGTTTGACATAGCAGATAATCTTGCTTGGAAATCTAAACAAAATTTTACACTGCAACATTTTGCTGAAAGAATAAAAATGTATAACGAAGAAAAGTTTGATTACAAAATATACAAAGTAGCATTAAAAGAATGACAGTTAAAGATAATATAGCAACTATAAAACTAATGTCAGGTGAAGAGCTACTGACTATTGTTGAGGAAGCGAGTACACCTCTTCAATTAAAACTCATTAATCCTGTATTGGTTCATAAACAAAATACTATGGCAGGACCTGTCTTATCTGTTTCACACTGGCTAATGTTCACAGAAGAGAATGAAATCCTTATAGATCGCAAGAATATCGTTGCCATCAAATACGGAATAGAGGACAATGCTATACAACACTACTTAAAGTTTACCCGCGATAGAGGCGATTTTATTAACTTTAAAAGTCCAAAGATGGAGGAACTTTTAAAACAACTAGGAGAAAAGGTAGCGCGACATGAAGACATTGATGATGATTTTTATGAAGAAGACTTTCAAGTTGCTAACACCAACATACACTAATGCCAAGAGCTAAATCAGAACATTACGTTGACAATAAGAAACTATATGCAGAGATGGTAATATATCTCGATGCAGTAAAAGAAGCAGAAGAGTCTGATGCAGGGAGACCAAGAGTACCTGAGTACATTGGAGAATGCTTGTTAAAGATATCAACAAGACTTTCTACAAAACCAAACTTCATAAACTATACTTACAGAGATGAAATGATAAGTGATGGTATTGAGAACTGTATCAACTATATTGGGAACTTCAACCCTGAAAAGTCAACCAACCCATTTGCATACTTTACTCAAATTATATACTATGCATTCCTTAGAAGGATACAAAGAGAGAAGAAGCAATTGTACATTAAGCACAAGTCTTTAGAAAGAAGTGTTATCATTAATGAACTAGCAACAACAGATGGTAATCCAGAACAAGGAGACCAAGGTGCTTACATAAACTTAAACACAGATTACATGAATGACTTTGTAGCTAACTTTGAACGTAAAGAAGAAGAGAAGAAGCAAGCAAGAAAGAAAAAGAAAGGGTTAGAGAATTTTGTTGAAGAAGAAAAGGTAGAGGATGATAAATGAAGATAGCTTTGATAACAGATCAGCACTTTGGAGCAAGGAATGACTCTAAGAGAGTACATGATCACTTCCAAAAGTTTTATGACAATGTATTCTTTCCTGAGATTGAACGCAGAGGCATTGATACTGTTATTGATCTTGGTGACACTTTCGATCGTAGAAAGTATATCTCATTCACATCACTCAAAAGATCTAAAGAGATGTTCTTCCAGCCACTCGCAGATAGAAAAATCGATCTGCATGTCATCGTCGGAAATCATGATAGCGTCTACAAGAACACATTAGAAGTCAATAGCATAGATTTATTATTAGAAGAATATCCTAACATAACAACATACACAAGACCTGAAGTCATAGAAATGGATGGTACAGAGATTCTATTGGTTCCATGGATATGCCAGGACAATGAGGAAGAGACGTTTGTAAAAGCTGATAAGACGTCGGCACAGATCCTTCTAGGCCACTTAGAACTGTCAGGGTACCAAATGTTCAAAGGTGGGTTTATAGATCACGGTATCAGTGATAGATGGTTAAAGAAGTTTGAATTAGTATGCAGTGGTCACTATCATCATAAAAGTACAACAGGTAATGTAAACTATCTAGGTACAGCATACGAAATGACTTGGAGTGACTATGATGATCAGAAAGGATTTCATATACTAGATACACTAACAAGGACACTTGAGTTTATTCCCAATCCTCATACATTATTTCATAAGGTATGGTATGATGATACAGAATTAGACATGGCTGGACTACTAAAACAGACAGAGTCGTTTACTGAATATGAAGGCAAGAGTGTTAAAGTTATTATAAAGACTAAAGATAACCCAACACTGTTTGATATGTTTATAGAGAAACTAGAGAAGAGTGATCCTCTACAAATACAAGTGGTACAAGATCATCTACATTTAGATATGGAAGATGATACAGATATTATAGATGAGGCTGAAGACACTTTAACAATTTTAAATACATACGTAGATAACTTAGAGATAAAGAATGACAGAGTTGATCTACAACAACTACTAAGAAGTTTATATGACGAAGCCTTAAGCATAAGCAACTAATATATTATGATTACATTTGAAAAGATTAGATTCAAGAACTTTCTGTCGTATGGCAATAGCTTTACAGAAGTAAACTTAAACAAACACAAAGACACTTTAGTTATAGGTGAGAATGGTGCTGGTAAGTCTACATTCCTAGATGCATTGTCATATGCTTTATACATGAAACCTTTTAGAAAGGTCAATAACCCTCAACTTGTGAACAGTATCAACAAGAAACATTTATTAGTAGAAGTAGAGTTTAAGGTTGGTGGCAATCAATACAAAGTTATAAGAGGCCATGCACCTAGAAAGTTTGAGGTATATCAGAATGGAGAGCTACTAAATCAAGAAGCTCACACTAAAGATTATCAGAAGATACTAGAGCAGCAGATTCTAAAAATGAGCTACAAATCATTTACACAGATTGTTGTATTAGGATCCAGAAACTTTGTTCCATTCATGCAACTTAACTCTGCAGATAGAAGAACAGTTATTGAAGACCTTTTAGACATTCAAATCTTCAGTGTAATGGCTGGCATACTCAAGGACAAGATAGCTGAGAACACAAAAGAGTTATTAAACATTGATTATCAAGTCAATCTTATTGAAGAGAAAATGTCTGTTCAACAAGACTATATTGATAAAGTAAATCAGGATAAAGAGGATGTGATTCTCAAGATCCAGAATCAGATAAATGAGAAGACACAAGAAGTAGAAAATCTAGTAGATGAACAGAACAGCTTGGTAGAACAAGCTCAGATGCTAGCCGATCAAGCTGAGCCATTAGAATCTATATCAAATAAGATACAACAATTTCTAACTCTTGAGTCACAGATAGAAACAAAATTAACTAAACTTAAGAAGCAGTTATCATTTTATGAAGATAACGACTTCTGTGAAACGTGCGGACAGGAGATTGAACATGACTTCAAACAAGAACAAATCATACAATCAAATTCGTCTATCACCGAAACAAAGGGCGGCCTTAAGCAGCTCGAACAAGAAATTACTAAGAGCTCGGAGAGAGTTGAAAAGCTCAGAGAAGTCAAATCCGAGTCAGATCAACTTACCACATCTGCTTCCAACAAGGGAAGTGCTGCTAGAGCCATTGAACAAGTTATTGAAAGTCTTCAAACAGAGTTGGATGAAATGTCAACAGAAGATGGACAAGATGATAAAGCAAGACAAAAGCTAGACGAACTTACAGACGAGCTAGATCAAATAAATGTCAGAAAGACTGACTTAAGAAGAAAACAATCTGTATACAATACAGGACAAGTATTACTCAAGGATACAGGAATCAAGTCTAGGATTATAAAACAATACATTCCTGTAATGAATAAGCTGATCAATAAGTATCTTGCTGCAATGGAGTTCTTTGTAGACTTTAATTTAGATGAGGACTTCAAAGAAACTATTAGATCAAGACATAGAGATGACTTTGTATACTCTTCCTTCTCTGAAGGTGAGAAGATGAGAATTGATTTGTCATTATTGTTTA